CCTTAAGTATCTCGCCAGCTGTTAAGACTAGTGGTTGGGTTAATAGTTCTGTTGTACCGTTAGCTGTTAATGCTTTGGTTTTAAATAAGTTGAATGTTGCTGGTGTATCTGCAGCATCTACAATAGTTATTGTTATAGTTGGAGTAGAGCCAGAGTCTTCTGATATTATAAATGATTTAACTATGGATGTAGTTGCAGGTGTAGCAGGTGCAGTATACAGAGTAGTTAGGTCTGTATTTGCCAAGTCTTGTTTTGCGTTTACGTATTTAATTGCCATTAGCCTATAAACCAATTCATTGATCTTTGTTCATCTTCACCAGCTACTCGGCTAGGCATTTTACCTATTGCAACATCTCTAAGTGCTAATGATAATAGTAAAGCGTTATATGTTTTAGTATTGATTAATCCTGTTTGTCTTTCAGCATAGGACAGTGCAGGATACATTAATCTTTTATATAAACTCATTATCTAGACCCGTCTGCTTGAGCTTGTGCTCGCCAAGTACCTAAACGCCATTGCGTATCTTTTGCATCACTAAAGTATTTAGCTTGAAAAGATCTGCCTCTTGCTCTTAAGTTTAATTTGTTTGTACTTGATGTTAAAGTAAATGGACCTTTAGTTGTCTCAGTTCCGTTTGGATATCTTTTACTTTTTAGTTGAAACTTAATATCTGTCCCAGACTCAAATTTTGTATCAGGAATTATTTTATCCATAAAGAACATATTGTTACCTGCTTCATCACCGTTAAAGAAACCTGTTTCAATAAATGCAGTCATAGCTGTATTTACGTTATTGAATCCAGATTCTTGTTCATATATGTATCCATCAGTATCTGCTGCTAAAGGTACTTGGAAAATATTATAATCATTCCATGCAGTTCTTTGTAGTGAACTACCAATAGACCAGGTTCGATCTAAGTAATTATATATAACATACTTGTCTATTGTTGATGAATTAGTGGAAGGGTAGAACCACCAAATTTCATTAAACTTAGTATTGGTTCCAGATGTAACTTTTTCAATCTGATTGCTAGTTAAATTGTCAAACACAGTTTCATGAACAGAACATTCTAATGATTGCACTGATCCATCATATACATAAAAATTATTTTGGGTCATCCAATACGCAGCTCCTTCAACCATAGACACACAGTTTTCAGAAATAGAACCAGCTGTATCTGATACTTGTTGAAATGCAAAAGTAAATGGCGGCCCCACAAACTGCATAGAATATACATCTACATCTGTGTGAATTAATAATTGTCCTCTACCTTTAGAAGCTGTTTGAATTTTTGTACCTGTACCTAGACGTTGATCACCTGCAGAGTTTTCAATAGCAGGAGTCCAGTTAACTAAATCTTCTTGATTTGAAAATCTAACTAATAATGGATCAAAGTTAGTAGTACCAAAAGCATTAGCTCCAAAGAAAACTAAATGTCTGTCAGGAGTAGATACCATAACTTTACCACAAACTACTGGAACTTGTGAGCCATCTAAACTTAGATCAGTTAAATATTTTTTTAATGTAGTACCTCTGTATGTTGACTTAGCATCTTCAAATGCGCTGGTGTCTATATAGTATGCGGTATCGGTTCCTTCAGCAGGAGCACATACGATGTCTTCACCCCATGCATCAACACTCCATACTCTAGGAGATGTTTGCGTACCAGCTACACCAGAAGTTCTTGGAGTGCCCCATGTTGATTGACCCCATAAACCAGAGCCCCAACCAAAAGCTACGGAGCCATCTTCAGATCCATTGCTTACTATGTAGCGAATAGTCATTGCCCCTCCACCAGTCTGAGAACCAGAAGAAGCAGTGCCTGATATAGATGCCCCTGTTCCAGATACAGCAGTTAATGAATATGTAGATGCACTAAGATATTTACACAAGTATTCGCCAACAGTTAAAGTGATACCATCAAGAACAACTTGTTCGTTGTTAGTGCCTGATAATGAAGTAATTAATATTCGCGATTGTGGATCAGTTTGTGCTATTGAGTTACTTGAGTCAGTAATAATTACAGTAGAAGAACCAGCTGTTCCTGTAGTTATCTTGTTAGTTAAAACAACTGGATCAGTTCTAAAAGGTGTAATGTCATAACGAAAACCACCAAGCTCTACATAGACGTGCGTGGTCGTAAAGTAAAATAAATATTTATTTCCTTGAAGATCTTTGTGTTGAAATATTTTTCTGCAAATTCCAGGAACTGTATTAATAGTGGTTGTAGTATCTACATCAGTTACATAGTTGTATTGTACTAATAATCCATCTCTATATACCCAACCACCAATTTTTTCCGGAGCGCCCGAGCTAAAACGTACAAGATCAGCGTCCGTGTAACGAAGCTGGGCTTGATAATCCGTAATATTACTGACAATTCCTGCTGGTGCGGTAAGCTTTACTAACGAGCCCATAGTTGCTCCTATTTAGTTTAGCTTAATGATGAAACGTCAAAACTATTATCAATTGTATCAGCTACTGGTGGGTTTTTGTAAACGTTATGTTTTTTATTAAACATATCATCCCAATGTGCCTCATCCATAAGTGTCAATAGTTCAGCTTTAGTATAGCTACCTGGTGCTTTAGATGGCGATTCAATCTTTTCAGATTTACTGAATGTATGAGAAAAGTCACCATCAGTATATTTATACTCAACCGACCATTCCGTTACATTACCATCAGCATTTGTTTTAGGTTTAGCTGATACCCATGTTTTAGTTACTGCCATATTATTCTCCTTTTAGAGTGTTTATTTCATTTTGTAGAGTTGCTACTTGAGCCGACAACTCTTGTACGGCTTTTATCAATGGTATAGTCAATGTTTCATATTGAATAGATTGTTTACTAGAGTATGCAACTTGATGACCAGAAAAACTAACACCAAGTTCTTTACAAACAGTTTCAACTTCTTGAGCTATTAAACCATCAAATACATTATCTTTTTCTTTTTCTTTGATTGGCTCTTTATTACCATCATCAAAAATGTCAGCATATTCTGCTGGATCACGCCTTTTAAATTTTCTAGGTTTTAATTTGTTTACAAATTCTAAACCTAAATCAGTATCAACAATATCTTTTTTAATTCTTTCATCAGAGTATGTGCCAAAAGAAACTTGTCCCTTAATTGCAGTAACAGATGTATTACCAATATGTACCTCGTTACCTTGTCCTGATGTTATTCCAGAACCAAAGATACTTGTATTATCTTCATTGTCTGCTGATGAATGAGGTCTTGAACCTTGTCCTACAATAGTACAATTACTTCCACTTCCCACATATGATGAACCAGCATCTCTACCTATTAAAGTATTATTGTCTCCTGAATCCAAATTCTCAGCAGCAAGCCTGCCTACAACAGTATTTCCAGTTCCAGTTGTTAAATCTTCTGCAGAACGTTGACCAAGACAAGTATTAGAAGCACCAGTAGTTATAGCAGTGCCAGCACCATAACCTAAACCCACACAATTGTCAGCCGAAGTTAAAGCATCTAGTGTAGCATTACCTACAGCTACATTGTATTCACCACCTGCTACTGCTCCTGCCATAGCATCCGAACCTATAGCCAAATTGTGTGCTTCGGTGTCTGCATTATTGTAAGCATTACGACCAACTGCTACAATTTCTGCTCCATTAGTAATATTTTTTCCTGCGGAATAACCTACAAGAACAGATGTATTAAATGATGTTCCATAATAAGCGGCTTCTCTACCTATAACTACGTTTTGATATGCAGAAGTTAAAGCATTGTTTCCACCAATACCAGTACCAACAAACACATTATAGTCACCAGTCATAGCACCAGAGCCTCCAGCCGTTCTGCCAATTAATACGTTATCAGCTCCAGTCGTTAATCCACTTCCAGCTTGATATCCCATCACAGTATTGCCATCACCAGAAGTTAAAGCATCTAAAGTTTGACGACCGATAGCAATATTGAATTCTCCACCATTAATTGCACCAGCCATTGAATCAGCACCAAATGCCATATTGTCATTTTCAGTATCTGCATTTATTAAAGCACCAGCACCTATTGCCATATTTCTTACACCACTTGATACAATTAACCCAGCTTGGTCTCCCACCGCAGTATTATATTCTCCAGTTGCGGCTGTTAATGCTTTCCAACCAATAGCTACATTACCAACTGTTCCACCAGACATTGCCTTTAATGCTTGATACCCTACAGCAGTATGTCTGCCACCACTTGCAATTGCACTTCCAGCTTCGTAACCTATAGCAGTATTACCATCAGCAGATGTTAAAGCATCGAGTGAGTAGTTTCCGATTGCTACGTTATATTCACCACCTGCTACAGATCCACCTAATGCACTTTCACCAATTCCCATATTATGAGATTCTGTATCAAATCCATCACCAGCTTCATGTCCTATAAATACATGAGTACTTCCAGTTGTAATAGATTTACCAGCATTATAGCCGATAAGAGTTGACGTTCCACCTGTTGTAACTGCAGAACCAGCTTCATAACCTATAGCAGTTACTCTATCAGCAGAAGTTAAAGAATCTAAAGTATAGTTACCAACTGCTACGTTATATTCTCCACCAGCTATTGAGCCACCTAATGCACCACGACCAATTCCTAAGTTATTAGTTTCAGTATCGTGTCCGTCACCAGATTCGTGTCCAATAAATATACTACTATTAGTAGTTGTTAGGGCATTACCTGCTGCATAACCTATTAAAGTATTAAAGTCTCCACCATCACCAACTAATTCTGCACCAGCTTGACTTCCAACAATAACATTTTTATCACCTTCAGTCATTTTTGCTCCAGCTTGTTTACCTATAAGCACATTGTGAGGCCCAGTTGTAATAGCAGAGCCAGCTTCATAGCCAACAACTGTATTATTGTCAGCTGATGTCAAAGCATCTAGTGCGTAGTTTCCAATAGCTATGTTATATTCTCCACCTGCTACTGATCCACCTAATGCATCTGTACCGATTGCTAAATTATGATTTTCTGTATCAAAACCATTTGCAGCAGCATATCCAATAGCTACATTATTTTCCCCAGTTGTAATTAATTGTCCAGCTGTAAAACCAGCAGCTACATTTCTTTGTCCATCGGTTAAAGAAGTTAATGCTTGATTACCTATGCCAACATTTCTAACTCCATCGGTAGAAGTTGTACCAGCATTATAACCAACAAAAACATTTTTTTCTCCAGTTGTTAAAGAACCACCAGCACCATATCCTAACGCAGTATTTCGATCTCCAGTTGTAATTGCATCTAGTGCTGTTAATCCATAAGCAGTATTATTAGCCGCTGTATCATCTGTGCCTGAAACATCGTGAGTGTAGATAGAACCATTAGTTGTATCGCTAAAGAATGGAATGCCATTTACAGTTGTTACAGATAAATTAGCTATGGCATCGTGAATTTCATCAGAGCCATCATTGTATATTATTTTGTCTTTACCTGCTGCTAGTGAAACGGTTGCCGCTCCAGTGCCAGTAGTTAAAGTAAGAGTTGAGTTTGAATCGTTTAATACGTGATATGTTTTTTCAATGTTTGGAAACGTAATAGCTTGTGTGCCCCCAGCTGTACCAGTGAATACTAAAACTTTATTACGACCATTCTCATCAGCATAAGAAGTTGGTTGTGCTGTAAAAGTTAAAGTGGTTGCACCAGTGACAGCAACAGTTGCTAAACCGTCAGCTGCATCTTCTAGTCTTTCCCAGTTCTGATTAGTTTGATCACCCCAAGCGTTTGCGTTCTCGCCTGTTGTCATTAGTCTTATTCCAAGACTGGACCATGTTGATGCCATATTATGTTTCCTTTAAATATTTATTATGTTATTCTTAAAATTGCGTTTGACTCATCTGCAGTTGGGAACTGAATAGTAAATGTTCCTCCTGCTACAGAATAATCTGCACCAAAATCAATCACCATTACTGCTGGATCTCCAGATGCTGAATCATTATAAATAACGCAACCTCTTGTAGTAAATGTAGCAGAAGTCCAAGACGTGTCTGCAAAATCTGTCAAAGCAGTTGTAGTAGTACTTGTACCATTTGTAGGTGTTACATTTGTTAATGTATTACCTCCTGTAGTATAACCATTACCATTTGCTAACTCGTCTGAGTTACCTGTGATTGTTGTATATGAAGTCGTGCCCGCATTATAAGTGCCCGTTTGTGAAGCATTTGCTTTAATCAAAGCCACTTTCATAGTGTTTCCACTAGTAGTAGTGAAATTGTGCGTAGCAGTCATTAGCTCTTTTTTAAATGTTGAGCATATTGCTGATGTAATTGCCATTATCTATTTTCCCTTATTCTTGATATTTCGTTAAGTTCACCTTGTACCAGTGTAGAATTCCTCATTCTTAATTGTTCTTCAGCAGCTAGCACTTGTGCCGCTCTCTGATATAATTGTTGATACTTGGCTAATTCCTGGTCTGCTTTCATAAAAGTAGCAGCCTCTATTAAACAAGCATATAACAAAGCATCTCCACAATAATCACTCAAATACGTATTCGCTTGAGATGAAGACAACCCTGTTGGTCTTATATTATAACTGATCTCTAAGGTTTTGTCAACCGATGAAGTGGGGGCAAATATGATATTTGTTTGTCTATCTGATGATGTATAAGCCGCTCCATCATTTGTAAATGCCCAGTAGTATGGTTGATCTGTTTGTGTTGCGTTAGTGCCAGCTCTCCAATATTCGCGGATAAATGATTCGTCCTTTTGATAGATCCAATCACCATTAGCTACTCTAACCCATCTCATTGCCACCAAATCTTGAGGTACAGCTACGATATTAGTATTAGCTGATAAAGTTGCACTAGTTGTTTTTTGACCAGATGTAAAATCAATGTCTTTGTACATACGTTGTTCTGCCAACTGTATGCATAAATCTATTGGCGCTACACCAGATCCTGTTGCTGCAGTAAATTCTGCCGCGTCGTTTTCCATCCAATCTTGAATGGCTTGTTTTAAAGTCGTATACGTAAACATTATAATGCTCCTCCCTGTTGTCCGTATCCCCAAGCGCCTTGTCCATAAGTACCTTGAGACCATCCACTAACTACTGGAGTTACTGAACCTATAGCTGAACCAGCTGCTATTCCAGTAGGTAATGCATTTGCATTAACAATAACTGTTCCAAGAGCTGTACCTGCCGCAATGCCTGGTGGTATTTCTGTTGATCCAAAGAATAATCCAGAGCCACCTTGAGCTGTTCCTGCAGCTATACCAGATGGTTGATCTGCAAGATTTTGTATCAATGTACCTAAACCAGTACCAGCTGCTATTCCAGTAGGGAATTCAATGAAGTTTAATGTAGGAGAACCTTGAGCTGTTCCTGCTTCTTGTCCTGGTGGAACTTCAACAAGATCAAGACCACCTGTATGAAGTGTACCATGATAGGCTTGCATTGTTCCAGAGTATGATTGATTTAAAGGTCCAAGTCTTACAACAACTGAATCATTTGAATTGTCTGGTCTTGGGTTTTCTATTACGTTACTTCCAGTATTTTTAAAATACTTAGAAGGATCAAGTTGTGCTTGTTTAGATTCCCAATCACTTTTGTGAACCATCATACCAGTCCATTCTCTTCTAAGGTCTTTATGTTTTACCTTAAAACCAGAACGGTCATCAATTGCTACTGCATGTTTTCCTTTAGTGTATCTTGCCATGTCTACCCAATATAACTTTTGTAATTACGTTCTTGATTAACTTGTGGGTTGTTTTTTTCAAATATCATTTGTCTTAAAGCATCTTGTCCTAAAGAAGATACTCCCATAGATTCAAATGGATTAGTATCTGATGCAATATATTTTTTGTACCCTTCTTCTTCAGGCATCAGTGTTTCTATTCCTGATCCACCTCCGGGTTGTCCACTTCCAGGTTCAGATATTTCTCCATACGCAGGTGGTGGAAGAAATGGTGGTCTTCCTATTCCTGGTAACATTGGCATTGGCGGTTCTCCAGGTCCTGGCAATTCAGTTATTCCTGGTCGAGCTCCTTCTATTGGCCCACCGTCAAAACCCATTGTGCCGTATGCTTCTCTTATTAAATTACGTTTTGCTATATCTTCTGGAGTTCTTTTAATACGTTGTGGCTCTGTGCTTTGTACCATTTGGTACTGTTGTTTTAAGTAATCATCAAAGTTTCCCAACTGTTGCATTTGACCTGGTCCTCTTCCTCCAAACAGCTTGTGAAACAATTGAACTGTCGGTTGAATTGGAGATACATTATAATATGCATCACTGTCAAACATATCTGATTTATAATAATCATCTAGAAGCGAACCATATTTATTTTTGCTATAATATTCATCTAACGTAGGTATGGCACTTGAGTCTTTTGGATCAAATAAACCTCCTGATGTTCCACTAATTCCAGAAGATCCACTCAACATTTCTGGATTTTCTAGAATTCCAGGGTTTCCTGTGACTGGAATATTTTCTTTCATAGCTTCAAAAGCTTGCATGTTTTTTATAAAATCAGGACCTAAATCAATGCCAGATGCAAAATTAAACATTAGTAATATACCGCCGGTTGTACGTAGAAACTTACACGTTCTCTGTCTTCTTCTCTAGCCTTTTCCCATTCGTCTTTATAAATTGCAGTAAGTTCTGCTCTTCTATTTACATCTACAGTTCCAGGATGTTTATGTGCTAACTTAACAGTTAATCCACTAATCATAGGAGGTAGCATACGTTTTGGTATTTGAACGTTTTGTCTGTAATCAATATACGGAACTGTTACTTGTCCACCAGCTGTGCTAGTCCATGCAACATCATCTGGATATTTAATCATCCATGCTTTTAATTTGTAGTAAGTTTGATCAGGTACAGGCCACAAATAAACTTTGTGTGTAGCTACACCACTGCTATCATATTGAGCATTACGCTCAACAGCATATTGTGATGGCTTGCCTGAAGTTGTTTTAGTTGGAAGTTGTAAGTAATCAGTAAGACTAATACGTTCTATTTCTTGATCAGAATCTGGATCAGCATTAGTATCTGTTATAACTGCATCTAATACATCTGAGTATGTGTTAGAACTAAATGTAATGTATCCTTGATCTTTGGTCATGGTGTGTTCTATTAAATCAAGAGTAAATAAATTTACACCATCATTAACCCATTCCAACATCAATAAGTTAAGAGAACGCCTAGCTGTAATTAAATCATAGCCGCCCTTAGAACTTACGCCAATTCTTTCATAAGCTTCTTGTATTACATCATCAATCGAAAGATTGAATGTTTGTGTGCCTGATGTGGCCATATTTTGTCCTTCCTATATTAAGGTACGAACAATCAAATAACACATTTGTGCAAATACAGTCCCGCCAATTACCCAGATAAATTTAGAAAGTTTATCAATATCTTGAGCCATGTGGGCCAAATGATTGTCCTTTATTAAATCTATTTTTTGGTTAAGTAATTTGAGGTCGCCTTTGATTTCTATAATTGCTTCTTTGTTAGTTTGCTCGCTCATTTATTACTCCACGTATGTCTTAGTACATTCCATAACAACAGTATACATATTACCTGCATCTGCTGTACCGGGTATAACTATATTAATATCGTCTTGGTTTGTGTTTGCGGATTGGTTTGCAGGAATTCCACCGAATTCTCTGAAGTCCCAATAACCTGTTCCAGTTAATCCAACAATAGGAATATCTCCATCATCATCTTCATAATCTAAACGAGCGTATGAATCTCCTCCATCACCTGTATCACAAGCAAACCATAATCTTTGTACGCTTAAAGTTTTGCAAGTTGTTCCATTTGGAAGTGCATCCATTGCTGATACATCTCCGAATACTGTAGTACCGCCTGTACCATCTGATTGAATTACTATTTTAATAGTAACTCTTTTCTCATTTTGTTGTAATATAGTTGGACCTGTTACTGTGTCTGCCATATTGTTCTTCCCTTCTTAATCAAGAATATGAGGGCCCGAAGGCCCCCATTAATTATTATTAGTATTATGCAAACGGTGTTGCTAAAGTACCATCACCAACAAGCTTATCTGAATTCAGATGCCATACTGCTGTTGCACTTCCTTGTCCACCTGTTGCGATTCCTGTGCATGTAATAACACTACCTAAGAATCCACCAGTTGTACCACCATTCATAGAGAACACATCATCATCTGATCCGTCTGCATAGAATATTTTTGCTTGTGCTACGTCGTTATCTTTATCAAACAATGTAATCATTGAGTAAGCTGAAAAAATATCAACAGCTGTAGCTCCTTGAATGCTTAATGCATTTGAAGTAACAGTAGTTCCTACGATGAATTTATAAACTAAGCCTGCTGCTGCTACTGGTAAAGTTACCGCAACGCCTGCTGCTCTATTAAATACGAAAGTAGTTCCACTTTCTGCTGATGTTACTGCTTTAGTTGCTGCAGTTAAAGACTCATAAGGTGCAACAATATTTGTCGCTCCTGTCATTTTCATAGTACCAGAACCTGATACATTACCGCTTGAATCGATATCAAAGTTAGTTGTTACGGTACCTACTGTAGATTTAGTGATTTGTTCAAAACCACCTTCTGATCTAATAGGACCGCTAAAAGTTGAATTTGCCATTCTTTAATCCTTCTGGGAGTATAGTCCCAAGTTATTTTCTTACTGTCTCTATAACGTCTGCTTGGCCAGTCAAGTAAGATTTGTTAAATCCAAGTAGTAAAGGGGACATTTCTGCCCCCTCTACAAAGTGTGTTATACGCCTTCGTTTCCGTATACGCCTCTCCAGTCAGAAAAGCCAAAGCTATATCTTTCTCTAGATTTGTATCTTACGTTTCCAGTTTCAAAGTCGCCTTCCATAGAAGTTGCGATAGGTGCTCTATTGAACATTTTCATTCCGTTAGGAACATCAGTTCTAATAAAGAAAGCATCTGGATCACTAAATCTGTGATTCACATGATAGCCACCTGGTAGCATTCCTGTAGACTTAATCGCATTCACATCATTGTCTGATGATCCTGGTTTGTACGGAGATGCCAGCAGTCTTTCCGCTACGAATACCAATTGTCTTGGTATGTGTAGTGTACGACCTTGAGCTGCAATCGGGATGTCTTTATCGTCAGTAAATCCTGCGATATCAATTAATGCTGTTTCAAGAGAAGCCTCTGAAAGGTCAGCATAAGTTGAAGGTCTGTTAGAACCTGTTGATCCTGAAGCTAATGGGTGAGAGTTAGATACTAACTCTTGTCCATCGCCGCCTTTGAAAGAACTATTGAAAGCTCTGTTGTAGACGTTTGCCGCTTTAGTTTGTTTAGCAGAAGCCATTGAACGTGCTAATGCTTTTGTTAATCGAGTAGATAACTTGTCATACAAATTGTCTTCCATAGCTTCCTCAGTAATTGAGAATGCCATAGCGACAGTTTCGTTAGTATAACGAGAAACATACCCCTCACCAGTGTTGCCATATGCAACAGCTTGACCTTCGAATTTAGTTTGAGCTGCCTCAAAACCTGGGAATAATACTTCCTCTTCGAAAGCTCTATTTGATGATTCCTCATCGAACAGTACTGCGTGCTCATTTTCGTAACGTGAATATTCTGTTCCGAAAATTGCGTTCAAACCAGGTACTAATTCTTTGAGTATTTGACCTCTAGTAATTGCCATATTCTATATCCTCCTAGATATTATATACCTGTAACGCCAGTAGCGCCATTTAGGTGTTGGTGTGAGTTAATTTTCACTACTATATCCATAGTAGTACCAGTTGCAGTGTACGTTCCGTCAGCTTCTGCACTACCATAAACTGATAGTGGGAAAGTGTTAGTAGTTGCTACTGTAGAAGCATCAGCTACCATTCCTGATTTATGCGTAATTGCCGAACCTGTTGGTGAAGCTACAATTTGTACTAGCTTTCCAGTTGAGTTCGCTGCAGTTAAGCCTGTGCCTGCTTGATCTGATTGAATCTTAAAGATTGTAAACGGATCGTCGTAAACATATGCTTTATATTGTGCTTTCGCTACAGTTCCGTTCGCAATTGAACGTACGAATTTTACATCGCCTGTAGAATTATCTTCGTATTCTGCTCCCCAGAAAACACCGACAACAGAACCCGGAGATGCTGCGCCGACATCAGTTACTAGTAAGCCTGAGCTATAAGTAACAAGGTCGCCTTCGAAGTACGCAGATGGTGCAGTAGCAGCAATTCTATAACCATTCATATCTGTATAGTTATTTAAACGTACTGTACCTCCAGCTGCATGTCTTATTGGTGATAGACCGTATCCAGCCATATAATTTCCTCCTTTAGAAAATTAATTGTTATTATTAAAAGAAAACTAGATAACTAGATATGTCTAATTATTTAGTCTTCGAACTTTGTTTCTTTTGAACTTCCACCTGTAACTGTAGTCTTCGATTCGTCCATGCCACGCATATCACCTTGACCTGCATTCTTTAGATCTTGTGCATAGGCTTGTCCCATTAACTCAGCTTGAGTATTATAGTGTTCAGTTCTTTGATCTGCAATTTCTTGCGGAACTTTCATGAGAATTAAATCTCCTGATCGAACTGTGCCTGCGTGTTTACCTGTATCTAAAACATCTGGATAGGCATTTTCGCCTAATTCATCTGGTGTTACAGGTTCATAACCTTGTCGAACTCTACCATTTACATTTGCATCATCAGAGTTGTTAAACAATTCATGTCTAACCCAACGATAGTGCATGCCTTCAGGTGGTGCTTCCACCGTAAGTTTACTAGGTGCTGTCCAAACTTTTTTACGAGATGTCGAAGCCCGTGTAGTCTTTTTTCGACTGCTTTGAGTTGCTTTTGTCATATTATCCTCCCGCCTTTAACTGGCGTTGTTTTTGGCGTGCGTATTCTTTTAGGTCTACTCCAAGTCTATTTGCCATCTCAACTTCTGTTTTTGATAACTTAATCTTAGAACTGCCAGGGTTTGCACGTGATCCCCCTACGACTGTTGGAACCTTATTAACATTCTTCTGCTTAAATTTCTCAGGAAATTCTGAGCGTATTCTTGCATCAAGTTCATTATAATATTCATCAGAATCTTCGTTAGGTACAATACCATCATCTACTAATTCTTTGTGAATAACTAATGCTGCCTGAGACATGATTCTGTCTGAAGTGTCCGTACCACCAAACCATCTATTTCTTTTTTGCCATTCAACTGCCTTACGGTCAGGAGCTGGCGCATATTGGTTAGGTTGTTTCGGAGTTTCAATAACAGGATCAGGTGAAGATTGTTCGTTGGGTTTTTGAATTTGAGATTGTGCTCTAGCTTTGTATTGTTGAGCTACAAGAGTCTCAGCTTTTACGCTTGCGAGTGTATCTTGTGCAGTGATCTCTTCATCAATGTTGCCATTTTCTTTAGCAATCTTCAAAGCAGATAGGGCTTGTTTTTCTTGACTCTCTAATTTATCAATATAATTGGAAATAGCACTTAACTCATTGTCTTTGTTTTTGTCTTCAAGTTTTCGTGCTTGAGAATGCCATGAAGCTTTATCTTGCTCTGCAGCTTTTAACTTTTCTTCAAGTTCCTTCTTTTGTGCAACAAGCCGCTTTATCCGTTTTTCAGCGCGCTTGCCAAATACTTTCTTTGAATCTTCAGTATCTTCTTCCTCAGCTTCTGGTTCAGTTTCAGTAGGTTCTTCAGATGTTTCTTTTTCTTCTTCCTCTACTTCGTCCGTCTCTTCAGCTACGGTTTCTATTCCTGTGACTGGAGTCTCAGTATTATTTGACTCTTCAGGAGTATCTCCTTCATTTTCAGATAAGTCTATTATAACCTCATCGGCTTCTTCAACTGTATCTTCTATTCGTTCGTCTATCATATCAGACCTTTCCTTGGGTGCGACCCACGTTTAACGCTATCTACTATTGATTAGTATGCTGTAATTTTACAACATATTGTAGCAGAATGCAAGGGTTATTTTTATTTTAGTGAAATTTTGTCGGGATCTGGAACAAGTCCAATTACTTCATCATCATTAATGATTACATAATCTTCTTCGTCATATCTAAGTTTACTTCCAACATACTTACCAGTAAGCACCCAATCTCCTACATCACACCATTTTTGGGACTTATCCTCATAACAATCAGGCCCCATTGCAACAACTTGTGATATATTAGTGGCTAACTTTTGATGATGTTTAGTCTCATCAACTAAAATAATGCCCCCTGCTGTCTTCTCTTGAAGTTCTCTAGGCTTAAGCAATATCCTAAAACCAGCTGGTGTTGGTAAACTATTTTTCTTTTTTGACATATTATTCTCCTGTTTCTTGTTTAATCATCTTCACATACTCTTGATGAAAACGATCTTTCATATCAGCTAATGTTTGTCCAACACCAACTAAATATCTATAAGTTGCAAAATCTTCAGCCGCTCCGCCAACTACTTGTTGTTGGTTTACTTCGATAGCTTCAGTAAGTATTGCATCTACTTTTTCTTTAAATGTATTTGCGTTCATATATTCTCCTGTAAGGGGGGCAAGTTAAAGTTATTTAATCTTAATTGTCTTTGGTTTCTTTTCTTCTGGTACAATCTTTTCTAATTGTATAGTAAGCATACCATTTATTAGTTCTGCTCCATTTACAACCACATCATCAGCAAGGCAAAAGCTACGAGTAAAAGCACGCTGAGATATACCTTTATGCGTAAGTTCCTTAGCTTTCTCTTTATTCTTTGTTGTAGTGTAGTCATAATTAGATTTAATGGTTAATGTATTATCAGCATAGGTAACTTCAATATCTTTCTTATCGAAGCCAGCTAAAGCCAGTTCAATTATATAATTAAAGTCATCTGTTTTTCTGATATTGTAAGGTGGATAACTCGGAGCGTCCATTTGTATGGAGTGGAGTTTATCTAAGAATGAATCAAAGCCAACAGTAAAAGGTCTGTATGGTTCCCAATTCATTAGGTTAAGTGTCTTGATCATAATAATTTCCTTTCAAGCAAAATTAATTTAGACCCCATTTGGCGGTCAAACTAATTATATAGAAATTACTTCACATTGTCAAGTAGCTTAAAGTACGTTTCTTGATAGTCGTTAAGATCCGCAAAGTTCTTTATTCTATTGTCATTAATACAAAGCTGTTCGTATAATTTTTTATTGTCTAACCACTCCCTGCCAGTCCAAAACTCAAAGCCATCATATTTAGATTTATACATGCTACTATTTTCATAAGCGTATGACAGATAGTATTTATCATAGCCATTATCTAATGCCCATTTTATTTCATAGAGCGTAGCAAATGAACCCATACCTAACTTAGGATCTTCGTAGTCCCAAGCAAATTGTCCTGTAACTAAATGTTTATTAAATGTAATTAGTTCTGTAAAAGCTATAGGTTTATTATCTTGATAGTATACAAAGTATTTCCAATCAATTGGATCATCACGATAAAACTCTTCACTTTCTTCTTCGTTATTTGTTTCATGAAAGTTTTTATATCTTACATATTTTTTGTAAATACTAGCTAACGTATCTTCAAGTTCATCGGTTAACTTGTTAAATATTTTTACAGATATATTATCTTTTTTTAATTTATATCTTTTGTTTTTATTAAATTTAAATTTAGTTAAATCTAATCTAGCTCCCCTGGCATTAATCCAAGTCTGTCCATCTAGTTTGGTATGATACCAAGATAAAGGAATCCATCCATTATCTAAAGCATAATCATATTCATCTAAATCAAACTTAGCTAATATTAAAGAATATATTAAATCGTAATTAGTTAACTTACCAGCAATGTGGTCAAAGAATATTTTCACTTTTCACGTTCAAATTGTGTCATGTAAGAATCATCAGTCCATGAATCTTCACGAGTATTCTCCACTGTGTAAAAGTTTTGATCAATTAAATATCCAGGATTTTCTTTTATACGTTCTTCCATATATGCATCATCATACCATATAATTCTATTGTTTGGATATGCAAAGAAGTTTCCTTCATCCATTCTAAACATGTGTGCGCATTTGTGTTCTGGATCTTCTGAAAAGTTTGTATCTAAGAAAGAAGCTTTATCTTCCCATGCCCAGTCAATAGTAAACATATAAGTGCCTTTACGTTTAACACCTTTACAATCTACTAACTCAGCTCTACAATTTGCTAATCTATTTCTACGCTGTACATTAACATAAGGAGAAAAACAATCCCAGTATTGATGAATATTTAATTCGTGTTTAGGAGCATCTTTCTTCCACACAAAAGCATGTATAGGCCGACGTGTCCAATTAACTCCGTTAGGTAATAAACATTCAAACAATAAAGCTCTACGCTCTAATGAAGCTACACAATGCACATCACAAAATGTATGTTCACCGTGCCCCTTTGTATGATCAAAGAGATATTCGTTTTTAATGTATGCCGAGAACGGCGGTATGTTATGATTTAAATATGCCATGGTTCTCTCCTACCACTTTACTTTATCAGCCCAATAGGCTGCTGACATTTTTCCTTTTGATATATTTTTACCGTGTCTAGCTTTAAATGATTTACGTTTAGCTTTCATTCTAGCAGACTCTCCAGCTTTAGGTTTACCTGCAGTGCTAGCTCCTTGCTCTCCAAATCGTATTGTTTTAATCTTAGAACCTTCTTTAGCAACCACTACGTGTGATTTCTTTGGATGGCTAGGAGTTCTTTTAGGTTTATTAAAACCTGACACCCCTGCTCTAGTTAATCTCGAATCTTTACTCATCTATATCTCCTTGTTTTCTTTGCAATAGTCTTTGGCTGTTTAACAAACTGTTTACCTTTTTTAGTACCTTTTCTTTTAGCTGCAGTAGTTGCTGCATATTCTTTAGCTGATAAAGATTTAATGGCTTTCTCAGGAAGATAACGCTCACCAGTCTCAGAAGATTTTTTCCCTGACTTAGTACGCCACTTTTGTTT